TGGCGTCGGGCTGATAGTCGCGGCGGACTCGAAAAAATGAACCTCCTGCTTTGGGCGCTGCGGGCGATTGCTGCTGTCCCAAAGATCGCCGGATTCATCCATGAAATCGTTGACGCAATCGTTGAAGCGCAGAGGGAAAACGCTCATGCTGATAATCGCGATGCTATCGATGCATGGTTGCGCGACGACGTCGACGCGGGCGCTGCTGGACGAGGCCAAGACGCTGAACTTTCAGGGCCAGCAGAAACGGTTCGTGGGCAAACTCCTGCACCGGATAAACGATCTGGAGAGGGATAGAAAATGACACTGCCAGAAATCATCCGCGAGGTGCAAGAAACGCTCGGGCTCGACGCAGACGGCATCGCTGGTCCGGTGACATGGCGGGCCGTGCATCAACGCATCTGCGGCGTCCCGAAGGCGGCTCCCACCCCGCTGAATCATTCCGGCCTCGATAAGCGCTCGCAAAAAAACATCGCAACGATTCATCCGCAAATCGGGTTTCTTGCCGAGCGTCTAGTAAAGGCCGCTGCAAGCGCCGGAATCGATTGCCGGATTATCTGCGGACTCCGCACCTTCGCAGAGCAGGAGGCGATTTATTCAATCGGGCGCACGAAGCCCGGAAAAGTCGCAACCAACGCACGCGGCGGGCAGTCATGGCACAATTACGGCATGGCGTTCGACGTGGGCCTTTTCCACGGCGACGACTATCTGGAGGACTCTCCGCTCTATAAAGAGGTCGGCAAGATCGGACGCGGGCTCGGGCTTGAGTGGGGAGGTGACTGGAAATGGAAAGATGAACCCCATTTTCAACTCCGGCCAAGCTGGGCCGTTGGGATGGAGTCGCCGAGGATCCTCGCGGAATTCAAGCGCCGGATGGATTCCGGGCGCGATCTTTGGGTCTGACGCGCTGTCACGACCCGCTCGGGTTTGCAAGCCCGAAAAAAAACGAAAAAAAAGCTGGAGGTCTGCGGGAGTTGGGATACAAACGCAAATGTCCGATCGATGGTCGGTCGGACGACTCCAAAAACACGAAGATGAAAGATAATGACTCCAAACAAACTGAAGACGGTCTCGAAGAATTGAACGAAATCTTCGAGGCGCGTATCGAGTACTGCGAAGAAGCCGGTATTTGCATCGAAGACTGGGATGCCTAACTTCCACCCTCAGCCCCCGGACCTCCGGGGGTTGACGGTGGCGGTTCGCCACATAAACCAAAAAAACACGATGACAAAAACAAACTACGAGGCAATTGCCTCATTTATAGAGGCGCAAGCCTCACCGGAGGCGCAAAGCCTCCACCGCTGGTATCAGCGGTACATCAAAATCCTTGGGCACACCCGGGAATACGCCGCGTCCGATGCATTGGCGGCGGCGTGGGACGCCGGTTTGTGCGACCTCTGTAAGGAGGTCGAGGCTGCCCATCAGAGGGATGAAACGGCGGCGGAAACCGCCGCACGGGCGGCGGCTGAGGCCGCCAGAGAGGAATTTCTGGCGGAGCAAGACCGTCAGGCCGCCGCCGAGGAGGCCCTGCTGGCCTCCTTGTCATTAGCGGACGGGCTGTCCGCCGAGCAGTTGGCCAAACTGGCAAACATCGTCGGAGGTGCCGTGCGCACCTCTTACAACGCCCCACAAAAGGGGCAAGTCGCCCTCTCCTATCGGATGGGTGGCACCACGGCAAATAGCCGTGGCCACATATCGGACTCGTGGGAGTCCAAGTGGGAGATCTGGACTCCCGCACGGGCCATTACGGCCCAAGACGTTGCTCAGGCGTGCCAGCCTGATCTGGTGAACCTCACGCCGCACGACGTGGTGCTTTGGTCACCCGAAACCGGGGCGCCGGTTCTCACGGTGCCAAAAAGCGGGCACGTCGCCCGGGTGCAGGTCGAAAACATCGACACCGGAGAGTCCATTCATGGGCTCTCTGTTTTCCGCTCGGAAATCTCTGAGCGGGTTACGCTCGATCCGCCGATGTGGGTCGGCACGCCGTGCCTCGATGAGAGGCAAATTCACACCCTTCCAGATGAGCGGGCAGGGGTAATATATATCGTCAGCGGCATGGTCTTGGCCGCTTCGGTGGGGCGCGGCGACTTGCTCGCGCCGGGGGATTTGGTGCGGGATGCACAGGGGCGGGTGATAGGATGCAAAAGCCTGATCAAGGGAGGTGCGCAATGAGCACCATTCTTATGCTCAGCGGAGCCGACGTGCTCACGGTGTTCTTGTTGGGCTCACTCTCCGGCATCGCCCTAGCCGGAGCACTCTATCAGGCATGCAAATGGCTCGACCAGCGCGAGCGCCAGCAACGGATCGAACGGTGGAGAGAATTGGGTGTGTTTGGAGAGGAGGCGGGGGAATGATCACTATCGATCATGCAGGGTCTAGGCTTTACAAGTGGCTTTTTGAGTTTAACGGAAGCCTTTTTTTTGGTTGGGAGCCGTCTGAAGGTGAAGCGCGGGCGCAGGCAGAATGGACACTGGAGAGGCTCAAAAAAGGAGAGGAGGTCGACCTTGAATAGAGACGAACGACTAGCTCTCGCCGGGATCTTGATCGGCATCGGAATGGCAGTCGGAATTTGGTGGATGAGGAGGGGCCTATAATGCCTCGCAAAAGGTCCGAATCAATGCTGACGCATTGGAAGCTCAGAGGTCTTCCGGTTGCCAAAGTCATCAAGGAAATAGAGAAGCTGCAGCCACACCTTCAGCCGTGGGCTGGAAGGATAGTGTGGTGGGATCGATTCTCGGAAGGTGTCGGCGGAGACGCCGATCCGGATCCGTGGAGGAAGTGGCTTGAACGGAGGGATGACGTTGACGTGCCTCCGGACGAGTTGAAGGATGCGCTTGTAAAAGTTGGTTACACTCCGACATACGCGGGCCTTAGGAGTGGCGCAAAACTTTGGAACACAGGCAGACAAAAGGGAAAGCCGGTTGTAACACACAAGCCGCCCCCTGACGGGATAATTTTCCCGCTTGATTTTGGATATGGTGTGCGGATGTACCGGATCAGCAACGGTAAAAACTCAATCATCTATCAGATGTATCTGGTGGGACAGAAGGAGCGGCGACGCCGGAACGGCTCCACAAATTACTGGCAGGTCCTAGAAGCGTGCGTCATAGAGACGCGAAACCGCAGTCGGGGAACCGAGCGAGTCCCGGCGCTCAAAAAAACAGCAAACACGGAAAACACGAAGCATGAAAATTGAAATCAAGCGGGGCCCACAACCACGGCCCCAGAAGTTGGTTCTCTACGGCCCGGAGGGAGTTGGGAAGTCGACGCTTGCGAGCCAAATGCCAAAACCGGTCTTCATCGACACCGAGGGATCGACGGCGCAACTCGATGTGGCACGCGTCGAGGTCAGGGACTGGACAACGCTATTGGGAGCGGCAGCCGAAATCCACCGGATGCCGGAATTCGGAACACTGATCGTCGATACGGCCGATTGGGCCGAACGGCTTGCAGTCGTCTCGGTGCTCCAAAATGGGTCTAAAAAGAGCATTGAGGATTTCGGGTATGGCAAGGGCTGGGTCATGGTGGCGGAGGAATTCAGCAGGCTCTTGACGGCTCTGGATGGTGTTGTGCGCGGAGGCAAGCACGTCGTGCTTCTCGCGCACTCGAAAGTTGTGCGTTTCGCCGCGCCGGACTTGGCGGGCGAGCATGACCGATTTGAATTAAAAATGAGCAAACAGACGACTCCGCTTTGCAAGGAATGGGCGGATGCGATTCTGTTCCTTAACTTCAAATCGAAAGTCGTTGAAGTAGACGGCAAAAAGAAAGGCGTTGGAGGAAAAGAGCGCGTCATTCAGACCACGCATTCGGCGGCTTGGGACGCGAAAAACCGGCATGGACTTCCAGACGAGATCCCGTGCGACATCCGAGCATTGGACCCTGTATTTAACGCGGTTTTGGCCACATTGGAGGCCACTCCAGACGAGGATTTGCCGGTAGAATTCACGGACACAGAGCTTCTCTTCATCGCCGCCAACGGATGGGCCGGAGACGGCGGGCAACCGACGCCGTCGGTGCTCAACCGGATTCGCTCAAACCGAGAAGGGTTCAATGAAAAATTCCGGGCTTGGAGGGATGCGAAATGAGCACGAAAATCCTAGCAATCGATCCCGGCACGGAAAAATCCGCGTTCGTCATTTGGGACGGCTCGCGGATCCACGAGGCCGGAATTCTGGATAACGTCGAGCTTCTCCGGCGCATCAAACTTGGCGACTTCAAACACTGTGACAACGCCATCGAAATGATTGCAAGTTACGGGATGGCGGTAGGGCGCGAGGTTTTCGAGACTTGCGTCTGGATCGGGCGATTCGTTGAAAGGCTTGGAATTGTGACGCTTGTCTATCGTAAGGACGTTAAACTAACGATTTGCGGATCACCAAGAGCCAAGGATGCCAACGTCAGGGCTGCATTGATTGATCGGCTCGGACAAGTCGGGACAAAAAACAATCCGGGGCCACTGTACGGGATGAAGAGTCACCTTTGGTCAGCGCTGGCCGTGGCAGTCACGGTAATGGAATTGGAGGACTGCAAATGATCCGCCCATCCTCTCTTCCGAAATTGCAGGAGTGCCCTCAGTTTGAGGGCTCTTCGTCGCCATCACCGGCGGCGGAACGCGGAACGCGGATTGACATCCTGTTTCGTTCGCTGATCGAGTACCAAGGCAGGCCGGAAATCCGCGAGCAGACCGAGGAAGATGCGGTTGCGAAATGGGCGGCGGACTATGTTCTGAACAGGGCTGGACTCGAAACGGTTTTGTGC